CGCGACAGGCTGGCGGAGGCCGCACGAACACTGCCAGATTACGATGCTGGACTTCTAAATGACTTCGGCGGCGGTGACGCAGGATGGTGGCAAGACTACATCCGCGCTGAAATTGGACGAGCGAACGAATACTGGCGCGCAGCCCTCGCAGCCGTGGAAGGAGGGAGCCATGAACACTGACACACCAGAGACAGACCATCTTGAGAGCAATTTAGGCAACGCAGCACACCCTATATTGTCGTTTTTTTGCCGCAAACTCGAACGCCAGCGCGACGAATGGAAAGCAAAATTCATCCAGCAAAACAAAGACCTTGGCTGCGAAATGATGGACCCAAACGGAACCATCTGGGACTACGCGAAGAAATTACAAACCGAACTACCTGCCGTCACTAAGCAGCTAACCGCAGCACGGGAGGAACTGAAAGCAGTCACCGAGCAGCGTGATAAACTAGCCGAATTAAGTGGATTTGGAGAATTTGATAAACAAACTGAGCTAACTGAACGATGAGTCCTGAAGCACAACGAATCGCGATTGCAAAATCAGTAGGCATCCATCTACATGACGGTGATCACGCTCCATCTAATTATGTGTTTGTCACCAATCTGCCAGATTATCTGAACGACCTCAACGCGATGCACGAGGCATGGCGGACGCTAACACCTAGCCAAAAGACAGAATTTGAGTCTGAGCTTTACTTGGTAATCATGGGACAAGCCGAATACCACCGGAACGACGATGCCCCATACATCACGAACGCAACCGCATCCCAACGCGCTGAAGCCTTTCTCCGCACCATCGGCAAGTGGGAAGGAGAAAATAAGCGTTAAAACATCTATATTGGATGTTCAAGAAAGCTGAACATTTATGTAGACGAACACCAACATCTTTACAATGTTGGCGTAAGCTGTCATTTTAAGAAGGACAAATACACGCTAAATAATCCTTAGTAAAATAATAAGGTATTGACAAAATTGGGTTAGTTCGCTAAAGATTCAAATAGCAACTGGCAATGGTGCTGGTTTTAAATTGTAAAACTTATGAGCGCAACAGCTTTTCATCTGCAAGGTGGCAATGGTGGCCACGTCCTTAATTCTGGCGAAGGCGCACAGACTGGTAAAAACTATCGTTGGATTCAGTTCATCGAAGATACCGTGTTGTCAACGCTTCAGGGTAATCTTACCAACATTGCAGACCTTCAAACCATTACCCATCTTGCAGGCACAGGCATCGGTGGTAACTTTACTGCCGTAACTGTAACCAGCGGAACTTGCATTGCTTACGATCGATAAACCGTGGCATCTTACCGTTCATATGGTGGGCTTGATGACCAATCGTTAATTGATGGCGATACTGGTTTTGTTGGTATTAACCAGCGTTTGCAGTTAAACCAGCTTCAGGCGGGTGAGGTAAGGGAGTCTTTGAACGGACGCATGGAGGGGTATTGGAAGCCTCGTAAGGGGATTGTAGAGAAAACAGGGGCATTTACTACTGGCGGAACGCCATTGCAGCTTCCGTTTTACTTAATTGATTCACCTAAAACTATTTCTAATGTGACTGTTCCTGTTACGGGAATAATCCGAATTACTGTTACGGCGCATGGATTTACTGCTGGAACAACAGGCTGGGCTACAATTTCTGGGCTAGATACCGCAGTTAATGGTAGTTATTTGCTTACGTATTACGATGCCAATACATTGGATTACACGGTAGCAGGAATTACTTCTGTAACGGATACTACTGGCACATTGTCGCAGATGCCCATTAACGATGATGCTAACGCAAACGTAAGAGCATCTTGTTTATTTAGTGACCCTAATACTGGCAATAAAGAGTATGTGATTATTGCCTTAGATACTCTAGCCAAGAAAATTGATTTAAATGATTATAGCACAACTGATATTCCTTATCCGATTGGACAAGCTCTTGGAGCTGACACCGAAATGATTCAGGTGTTTGACAAGGTGATGTTGTTCCGCGATGGGCAGCAGGCATTTGAATGGTTTCCTAATGGCAGACCTGTTGTTTCGGCATCGCAATCAGGCACAACAACAGTAACCATGAATGTGAAAGATCACGGGTTGCTTGCGGGTGCTACGGTTACAATCGCAGGGCTTACAGGTGGAACGCCAGCTAACGGTACATTTACTGTGCTTGCAAGTCCAGCTCCTACCCAAGATACTTTTGCTTATACCTTCACGACTAGCCAAACCGTAACCTTTGGTGTGACGGCAGCTACCATGACCGATGGTTTTACCCTATCGCCTGGTGGAGCATATACCCAGCCACAGACTTTTAATATCCAAGCTAAAGATGTTGACGTTGTTGGTGGGTTAGTAACCGCAACCGTTACGGGGAATACCACAATTAGAGCAGGAGATGTTATTGTAGTTCGTGAATCGGCTACATCAGAATTGTCTGGGATGGTTGGCAATGAGTATTATGTCACGGCAGCCACCACGACCACGATTAACTGGTATGCTCCGATTGGTGATTACAATACGTCATCCTCTGATTCCTTTGAATTTGGTGGTAGGTTTAGCGTAGGAGGTGGTTTTATGCACCAGCCTGGCGCACCTTGGGGAGTTTATTTCCAACGCAGGCTATGGGTTCCGCACTATTACAGTGTATCTGGAACGTATAATGCACCAGTTTATACCAGCACAAAGATCACCGATGAAATAGCGGTATCAGATATTTTAGACACTACGACTTTCGACCAGATTGAGAATCAATTCCGCATTAGCGGTGGAACTGCTGACTATGTTGTTGGTATGCATGGGTTTTATGAGGACAAGTTGATTGTTTTGAATAGAAACAGCTTGCATCAAATCAAAGGAACTCAGGGAAGCCTGCTTGATACTGAGGTTACAGAGCTTACTTCTGAGGTTGGTTGCTTAGCGCGTAAAACTATTGTATCACGCGGAAACATGGTGATGTTTTTGTCGGATGACGGCGTTTATGCTGTCGAGTTTATGAACGATTACAATCTTCGTGGGACGGATGAGCCTATTTCGAAGAACATTCAGCCGTATATTGACCGTATCAACAAGGATTACGTGGATAGATCGGTAGGAATTTTGTATAATAACCGTTATTACCTTGCAGTTCCATTGGATTCCGTGGAAGGAGCCAACGATGCACGTGGAAATAATTCAATTTTAGTGTTCAACTTCCTAAATAAAGGCTGGGAATCCCTTGATACCTTTGGAGATACTAACTTTTTAATTGAAAACTTTGTATTAGGAAGCGCAGGAGTGCGGAATAACATCTATGCAGTTACTTCTAACGGAGGTTTGCACCAACTTGAAGCGGCTGATACTTCGATTGACCGCCTAAGCGTATCAAACACAGGGACTTTAGTGGTAACTCCTACGATTAACGCATCACTGACTACCCGTGGGTATGATTTTCAAACAATGGATCGGAAAAGATTTACAGATGCACAGCTTGTTATGCAAAACCTTGCTGGGGAAACTGGCGAGTATAGCATATCATTCGCTGCGGAAGATCCAGATTTATCACAATTCATTGGAACAACCACAGATTTTCTTGGCGGGGTAGTTCTAGCACCGAGTTCTGCAAACGAAGCAGAAACAGCAGGCATACGTTGTAGGCTTGGAGGTATCAGAGGTTATACTGGCACGATCATCTTGACAAGAACCATAGGTTCCCCTAAAGTAAATTCTATTAAAGTCTCTGGTTCAATTACTAATAGGCAAATAATCTCACAGAAATAATATATGGGCGCGATTGATACAACTTATACATTCACAGCTACTGATACAATCACTAGCACGAAGATGAACAATATCATCGACCAGACCACGATTACATCTGATGCAATTATTGGCACTACACTAGAGGTTGCATCTGGAAAACTTAAAATCCGTTCGGCAGGTATTACATCCAACGAACTATCCACAAATGCTATTACGACAACAGCAATTACAGATTTAAGTGTAACCACTGGTAAGATTGCTGATCTTGCAGTTACAACTGGAAAGATTGCTGATCTAGGTGTAACCACTGCTAAGATTGCTGACTCCAATGTAACAACTGTAAAGATTGCAGATGCAAACGTAACTCCAGCAAAGCTATCCCAGCCATTAACTGTTGCAACAGCTCAAGCAACCACAAGCGGAACCAGTATTGACTTTACAGGTATTCCAAGTTGGGTGAAAAAAATAACGGTAATACTATATAATTTCAGCACAAATGGAACATCACTTCCAATTATTCAAATTGGTGCTGGCAGTGTAACAACGTCTGGATATTTAGGTGCAGCATCTAGGCATAGAGCTGACTCAACAGGTTCTAATTTTACGGATGGTTTTGGATTAACTGGGATTATGTCAGCATCTGTTGTAATTCATGGTATTATGACTATCTATAAAATAACTGGTAATACATGGGTTGCCGAGTTTTCTGGTGGTGCGTCTGACGATGCACACAGTTATAGTGGCGGAGGAAGCGTTGTTTTAAGTGGATCGCTAGATAGAGTAAGGCTTACAACGCAAGGAGGAGTTAATACCTTCGATGCTGGCTCAGTGAACATCATGTATGAATGAACCAATTAGCCATGCACTACAAATCTACAAACAAAACAACCAAAACTTTGCAGAATTGCTTGAGTGGCATCTTGCAAATGGAGTTGTTATTTCTTTTCTTGGGTAATGAATGATTTTCTTACAATAATTAGCCCTCAAGATGACTATAATGAATTATTAGATTCATTAGGTATTTCTGATACAGATGTCATTAAGATGATGGATGGCAATTTTTGTTTTAACTCTGAGTTAAATAAAGACTCACTTGAAGTGCGCAACTCACCAATTCATGGCAAAGGGTTATTTGCAATAGAAGATATTGAATTAGGAAAAGAGTGGTTAGCAGCAGAAGGAAACTGTAAATATTCATGTGGACGTATTATAAATCATTCTTCAAATCCCAACTGTAAGTTTGTATTTAAAGATGGGAATGTAACTTGCGTTACAATTAAAAAAATTGAATCTGATTCTGAATTACTAGTTGATTATAGAGATAACATCAACAAAGATGAAATTGAATCTTATAAAAAATCAACATTACTTACAAAGTTTAATTCAAAAGTTCCATCACTTAAAGATTGGGAATCATCCTCTCCGATTGACAAGATGGAATATGAGTTATCAACACTTCCAGTAGCAGAGCTGCCATTAACACATATATTTACAGATGGTATTTATATTCGCCAAGCATTTGCTCCAGCTGGATCAATGTTTACAACAGTTCATCACAATACCGAACATCCATTTATTTTAATTTCTGGAACAACAGAGGTAATTTCAAATGAAGAAGCATCTAGTATTACTGGCCCTTTTATGGGTATAACTAAAAAAGGAACAAGAAGATTGGTTTACGCAGTAACTGACGCTATATACATTACCATTCATGCAAATCCAGATAATTTAACTGATCCTGACGAAATAATAAAAAGGATTACTATTCAGGTTGAAAATCCATTGATGGATTCCGAAGATCCTAGATTTAATACTTGGAAAAAAGACGTAAGCCCGTCAAAAATGATTTTAACAAATAATATAAATAAATAAATGAGTGCAGCAATTACAGCAGCAGCAGTTGGAGCGGGTGCTTCAATATATTCGGCAAAACAAGCAGGTAAAGCTGGCAAAATCCCAAAGCCTAAAGATATTTTTGAGATCGCAACAAGGGGGGCTGGAGCAGGAACTAATCTTGCAGGCAGACAAGCTACTGGTCTATTGGGTTATTACGATGAAAACACCCAAAAGTTTTTAGACCTAAGTGAAAGATTTGGCCCACAGTTTATGGGGCAGATGTTCGGACAAACTGGACAATTCCTTGGTGGCGTTAATGGACAGCCTGGATTTAAAGCTCTTCAGCTTTCTACATCACAACAAGCTGGTAAAACTCTTGAGCAAATTCGTACTGAAGAACTAGGTCAAATGACTGGTCAAGCAGGTCTTACCCGTGGGCTTATGCAGTCTTTGTCGCCAGAGCAGGCAGCAGTAGTGCAAGCATCGGCACAAGAAGCCGAAAGAGCTAGGGCATCAGCGCAAGGAGTTACTCCACAAGAGCAACGGATGTATCAGCAAACTGCCCGTGAAGCAGCGCAAGCAGCTGGACGACTTGGAGGAAATTCGGCTATTGCAGCAGAAATTATGGGTCGAGAAGATTTGATGCGTAGAAAACGTGAAGAATCAGCAGCCGCTGGAACAAACTTGTTTAACCAAGCGTCATCATTCTATACTCAGCCAGGACTGCAAGCTCTTAGCAACGCTCCATTGTCTTACAATGCAGGACAAAAGGATCTTGCTTTGGCAATGCAACTTGGACCTTCATCTTCTGGTCAGTTTGATTACAATATGCCAATCGAGTTGGCAATGAATCAAGCTGGAGCGCAAAACGCAGCAAACTCAGCAAATTACCAAATTAACGCCGCGAACCAACAAGCAAGAGCATCTGCTTTCTCGTCTATTGGAGGTGGCTTAATGGGATTAGGACTTGGGTCTATGGACAACAATACTTTTGCAAATGCTGGAACTTATTATGGAAACATTGGTAGAAACCTAATGGGACAGCCGCTTAAAGCCTACAGAGTTTAAAATTATGGCACTTATCGCAGGACAAATAAACACAGCTAATTATCCTCAACCTGATTACAGCGGGGTGGTTAGATCCGCTCAGATGCAAGCACAGGGACTGGCTAACTTGGGTCAGCAGATTGGATCTACCGTAAAGGAGTATAGCAACAATGAGAAGGAAATCAAGAAGGCTATCCAGATCAGTAGTGCTATCGAAAAGGGAATACCTGGACTAGCACCGATGGCACAAGAAGCATTGGGCAAGCTAAATGATCCTAACCTTAGCCAACGTGATAGGCTTGCAGTTGCCGAGTCTATTAAAGATTCATTGAACATTGGGATGACTGGGTTGCAAGAACAACGCGCTCAAGAAGAATTTAATATGCGTAAGGCAGCAGCGGGTGCAGCAGCAGGCGCACGTGGAGCGTCTCAAGCAAAAGAAATACAAGAAGCTCAAAACTTGTTAAGAGGATTTCCTTCACAAATCGCTATTCTTGAAGCATCTGGATTTACTCCGCAAGCTAAAGCATTAAAAGAGCAATATGATATGGCATTAGCTAATGGTGATGTTAATACGGCAACAACTATTGCTGGGCAAGCATCTGGATTTACTG